AGACGATGCTCATCCGGTTCACCAGCCGACCGTTGGCGATCGCGCCGCGCGCGCTCGAAGCGCTGCTCGCGACTGGCCATGTTGCTCTCGCGCCGCAGAGCAGCGGGACAACGCGAGGACGCAACTACGCCGTCACCGATGCCGGCATCGCAGTGGTGCCGGTCATGGGACCGCTGTTCGCGCGCGGCGACTGGCTGACCGAGCTGTTCGGCGCGTCGGTCTACGGCGAGCTCGGCGACACCATCGAGAGCGCGCTGGCCGATCCGTCGGTACGCGGTGCGGTGCTGGAGATCGACTCTCCGGGCGGCGAAGTCGCCGGCATGTTCGATCTCGCCGACCGGCTGGCTTCGCTGCGCCGCACCGCAGGCAAGCCGATGTGGGCGGTCGCGAGCGACAGCGCGACCTCGGCGGCCTATGCGATCGCCAGCGCGGCGGAGCGCATCTACGTCACCCGGACCGGCGAGGTCGGCTCGATCGGCATCGTCGCCGCGCACGTTGACCAGAGCGGCGCCGATGCGAAGGCCGGACTTTCCTGGACCTTCATCCATGCGGGCGCGCACAAGATCGAAGGCAATCCGCATCAGCCCTTGTCCGATCCCGCGCGCGCGGCGATCCAGGCGGACGTCGATGCGCTCTACGGCGAGTTGGTCGACCTGGTCGCGCGCAATCGCAAGCTGTCGCCCGACGCCGTGCGCGCCACTGAGGCGGCGATCTATCGCGGCCGCGCTGGCGTCGCGCTCGGCCTCGCCGACCGGATCGGCACGGTCGAGACGGCGCTCGCTGACATGACTGCCACCTTTGCGTCGCCGCCGCGACGGCGCAGTTCCGCCACCGAAACCAATCGTAGGAGAATGAAGATGACCCATCCGGTCGAACCCGAGGACGCACCCGAAACGGAGGCGCAGGACGAGCTGCTGCAGAAGGCGTCCGAGACCGCACCGCCAGAGCCTGCGCCAACGTCGCCCGAGCCTGCGCCGGAAGCGCCAGACGAGGCGGCGCGCGCCGCTGCGGCGGAGATCGCCGAGGTCGCCGCACAGGCCGCGCGGCTCGGCGTCACGCTGGATGCAGCCGACGCCATCCGGCGCGGCATCACCGCCCACGCGCTGCGCCGCTCCGTGCTCGACAGCCTCGCCGCGCGTGCCGAGGCGAGCGCGGTGATCACCGCGAAGCCGAATCCGGCAGCCGACAATCCGTCGGAGAGCCCGATCGTCCGACGGGCGCGCGAGCGCGCGGCGGCCGTTGCACAGCACTGACAAGGAGCTACTGCCATGCCTGTTCTGACCAAGGATCCCACGCTCGGCGATATGCTGAAGTACGAGCTCAACGGGAACTACAACCGCGAGGTCGTGACGCTGAAGAGCGGCACGAACTACGCGCTCGGGTCCGTGCTCGGCAAGATCACCGCCTCCGGCATCTACCGGCTCTCGCCAGACGCTCAGGTCTCGGGCGACGAGGGTGCGGAAGTCGCGGTTGCCGTGCTGATCGAGGCGGTCGACGCCACCGGCGGCGCCGCCAAGGGCGTGGTGGTCGCACGCGGCCCGGCGGTTGTCAGCAAGGACGCGCTGGTGTTCGATGCGACGGTCAACAACCAGACCAAGATCGCCGCCAAGCACAGCCAGCTCGTCTACGTCGGCATCATCCCGCGCGACACCGCCTGAGCATCTTCACCCGTCCACCCAAGTGCGGCGCCGTCGGTCGGCGCCGTCTCGTTTCTACCTGAAGGAGGTCCGACCGATGGTCGCAATCATCAACCCGTTCGACGCCGGCGGCGGCTACTCGCTTGCCGAAATGACGCAGGCCATCAACATCCTGCCCAACGTCTACACTCGCCTGGGGCAGATCGGCTTGTTCCGTTTCGAAGGCATCACCCAGCGCTCGGTGATCATCGAGCAGGCGGAAGGTGTGCTGAACCTGCTCCCCTCCGTGCAGCTTGGCGGACCTGCCACGGTCGCCAATCGCGACACGCGGTCGATGCGTTCGTTCATCGTGCCATGGATCCCGCACGACGACGTCATCACGCCGCAGGACATCCAGGGCGTTCGCGGTTTCGGCGTCGCCGACGCGGCCGACCCGCTCGCGACGGTGATGGAGCGCAAGCTGACGCGGATGCGCGTCAAGCACGCGCAGACGCGCGAGTACATGGAGATCAACGCGCTGCGCGGCACCGTCAAGGACGGCGCCGGGACCACGCTCTACAACTACTTCACAGAGTTCGGTCTCACGCAGATCAGCGTGGATTTCGTGCTGGGCACCAACACGACCAACGTGCAGGCGAAGGTGCGCGAGGTGCTGCGCAAGATCGAGGAGGAGCTGAAGGGTGAGAGCATGACCGGGGTGCATGCGCTGGTCAGCCCGGAGTTCTTCGACAAGCTGATCAGCCATCCCAAGGTCGAGGAGGCCTACAAGTACTATGCCTCCACGGGTGCGCAGCCGCTGCGCGAGGACACGCGTCAGCGCTTCCCGTTCGCCGGCGTGATGTTCGAGGAGTACAACGCGACCGTGACGCTCTCCACCGGCACGACCGAGAAGCTGGTTCCCGCGAACGAAGGCATTGCCTTCCCGCTCGGCACGATCGACACCTTCGTCACCTACGGTGCGCCGGCCAACCTGATCGAGACGGTCAACACGGTCGGGCTGCCGATCTACGCGCGGCAGCTTTCGCGTCCGGACGGCTCCGTGATCGAGGTGAAGACCGAGGCGTCGATCCTGCCGGTCAACAAGCGCCCCAGGCTCGCCGTGCGGCTCTACTCCTCGAACTGAGATGAGCCTCTTCGCTGCGGCTCTCGGCGACATCCTCGCCGATCCGCACATCGGGACGGACGCGACATGGCGCGCGGGTGGTGTCGGACCACCCGCCGCCGTGCGCGTTGTTCGATCGTCGCCGGATCGAGTCGCGGGCGTCTTCGACACTGCGGTGATCCAAGCGACCGACGTGCTCACCGTTGCGGTTGAAGACGTTCCAAGCCTCGCAGCCGACGACACTTTCGATGTCGGGACAGACACGCTCGTCGTTCAGCACGCCGAGCGCGATGCGATCGGCGTGGCGTGGCGGGCGTTCTGTCGTCGTAACTGATTGCCACGGGCCTTCCGGGCGGTCGCGCGGGACGACCGAGCACACCAAGCGTGCCTGCCGTGCGAGAGCGCGGTCAAACCCCGCCCGTGGTGCATGCGTTTGGGGCAAGGCGCGCGATCCCGCATAAATAGCCATGGAGGCCACCATGCCCGTCGTCTTCGCGAAGATCAGCGCGCTCATGTTCGCGGTTGGCCTCATGGCAGGCTGCGCGCTGGACGTGTTGTTTCCGCGTGATCTCTGCGATGAGATCAGGCCGATCATGCCGAGTCCATCGGATACGGAGGACACGCTGCGGCAGGTAGCTGCGCAGGCTGCGCTGATTCGCGAAGTGTGCGGCCGATGAACGACGATAGCATTTCACTGATGACGCGGCTGGTGGAAAGCAGCCCGATCATTGTGCTTGTGTGCTTTGCGTTCATCGCCCTGATGCTGCGTCTCTACATGCGCGCCGAGCAGAAAATCGAGGAGAAGGATCGCATGATCATCGAGTTGCAGCGCGAGACGCTTGAAGCGTTGCACCAGGTGCGCGACGCTGTCCGCGATCTGTCTGGGGCGCTGCGCGACGCTCGCCGATGAAAATCGCTGCAACCATCGTCAAGGACCTGAGCAAGATTCTGCAAGAGGAGGTGCAGGCTGGTGAGCGTGCGGTGACGCGCGCCATCAAAGCCGAGACCGAGCGGCTCAAGACCGAGCTGCGCCAGCAGGTGACGGCAGCGTTCGGCGAACGCAGCCGAGGCATTGCGAACGCCTGGCGCTCGCGCGTGTTCCCGCAAACCGGCGAGAGCCTGCGCGCGGCTGGCATCGTCTGGACCAAGGTGCCGAACATCGTCGATGCGTTCGAGCGTGGCGTGACGATCCGCGCGCGGAATGGAAAGTATCTCGCGATCCCTACCGGTTTCAACAGGCAGGGCGGACGGCGTGGTGCCAAGCCGCGCGTGACACCCCAGCAGATGGTCGATAGCAAGCAGGCATTCGTGCGGCCGTTCAAGAACGGGCGCGGACTTGTCTGGTGCCTGCCCGTGCGGCAGGGCGAGCGCGTTGGCCGCAGGCGTGCGCCGCTGATCGCTGGTGGTATCGCTGCCGTCGCGACTGGTCGACGCAAGGGCGCGGCGGCATGGCAGCGGTCCCTGCTTGCGCAGGGCTTCGTGCCGATGTTCCTGCTGCTGCCCGAGGTGCGGCTGGCCAAGCGGCTTGATGCGCAGCGCGCCGGCAATCAGGCGCTCGCACGGCTGCCAGCCGCGATCGTGCGCGAGTGGAGAACGGAGGAGCGGAATGGACCGTGACGGACGGATGTCGCCAGGCCGCTGCATCGCTGTTGGGCTGGTGCTCGCGGTCGCGTCTTGGACGATCGTTATCGTAGCGGCAATGATCGTGCTGCATCTGGTGCGGCAGTGAGCACCCGCGAAGCGGCGATCGCCGCGCTGCATACCGCGCTCTCGAACGCTCTTGCCGCGCGCTCACCAACGCCGCAGGTGCTGCGCAACGAAATCGTTCCGCAGCGTATCACGGCCGGCGGCCTGGTCGTGGTCCAGGACGGCGAGACGGCCGAGGAAACCGCCATCCTCTCGCCGCTGCGCTGGCAGGTGCGGCATGTGGCCGAGGTCGTGGTCGCGGCGCCTGGCGCGACGCCGGACGATCGAACGCAGTTGCTGGACGAGCTGCTGGTGGACATCGCTGACGCGATCGTCGCCGACCGCACGCTCGGCGGCGAGGTCGAATGGGCGCAGCCCGAGAGCCCATCCTTTGACGACCTTGACTTCGACGGCGCTGCTTCCGTGCGCGCCGCGTCCGTGCCGGTCTCGCTTTGGTTCACCACTAGCGAGACACCGCTTTCCTGATCTTTGGAGGTCCACATGGCCCGTGCAATCGGTGCAAACAGTAAGATCCACATGGCGGTCGAGACTGTCTACGGCACGCCGCCGGGCGGCAACTGGCGGCTGATGCCGATCCTTTCGTTCGACCTGGGCGCCGAGCAGCCCTTCATCGACGCGGACGTGATCGGTCTCGCGACCAACCGCGACGTTGCCCCGCCGTTCCGCGATATCGTCACCGTGCAGGGGCGAGCGGAAGTGCCGGTCGATCTCGAGTTCATCGGCGACTGGCTGCGGCTGTTGCTCGGACCGCCGACCACCACAGGCAGCGCGCCCGACTTCCAGCACGTCTTTGTTTCCGGCGCATCTTCGCTGCCGTCGAACAGCATCGAGCAGGCCATGCCGGACGTGCCCAACTACGCTGTCTCGTCGGGCGTGCGCGCGGACACGTTCCAGATCGACTTCTCGCCTTCCGGTGCCGCGACCGCCACTGTCACTCTGATCGCGCAAGGCTCCACCCGCTCGAACACGTCGTCGGCCGGCACCCCGACCACGCGGGACTACACCGCCTTCAACAAGGCGCAGGGCATCATCCGTCGCAACAACAACGCGCTCGCGCAGATCAC